GCTGGTGACGGCACCGACTTCAAAGTTGTCTGGAACGCGAACGGTATCTTCACCTTCACGGTGGCCTAATGGTTACGCTCGTCAACCGCGCTAAGGTAGCGACGGCCACAACCGGCACCGGGACGATCACCCTCGGTTCTGCGGAAAGCGGCTATCAGACGTTTGCCGATGCAGGTGTCACTGATGGTCAGGTGGTGCGTTATGTCATCGAGGACGGCACGGACTGGGAGATTGGCACAGGCACCTACACGGCGTCTGGCACTACGCTGTCCCGCACGGTTGACGAGAGTTCCAACGCTGACGCTGCGCTGAACCTGAGCGGCTCTGCGGTGGTGTATGTCTCGGCTACGGCTGAGGATATTTTCCAAGGCGAATTATTCGCTGAGAACTATGACGGGACATCTACAAAACCTTCTGCCACAGGTTCTAATGGTATAGCTTTAGGCAGACTTGCGGTTGCAAGTGGTAATAGGTCAATAGCTGTAGGTGGTGGTGCTACTGCCACTGGTTTGTTTTCAACAGCTTTGACAAACTCATACGCAAGTGGTGGTGATGCTTTTGCAGCCGCAATTTCAACGGGTTCCTCAAGCTATGGCGCTACTGGGGCTAACTCGGTGGCGATTGGGGATAGGGCTAAGGCTACAGGGTCCAGAGCCTTTGCTACGGGTTACGCCTCTATTGCCTCTGGCAATGGCGCTAAAGCCTTTGGTGGCTTTGGCAGTGGCACGGGGACGTTAGCTTCTAAGGAAGGCTCGACGGCCATAGGCGACGGGGCAAAATCGGAAGTTTCTTACAAGGTAGCTATATCTACCAGATCATTTGCCGCTCAAGGCGATGCACAGACAGGCATTACGACTTTACGAGCGCAAACTACTAATGCCACGCCGATAGCTTTGTATTCCGACACTAATTTGCCTGACACGGGCAACCAAGTAATCCTCCCCAACAACTCTGCCTTTGCCTTCCACGGCACCATCGTAGCCCGCCAGCAAGCCTCTCAAGGCACTGCATGTGCGGCTTGGAAGATCGAGGGCTTGATCCGGCGTGAGGGCAGCGCAGGCACGACAGTGCTGGTGAACAGCGCTCTGACTGTTATCGACAACACACCGTCTTGGGGCTTGGCGCTCTCTGCCGACACGACCAACGGTGGCCTGAAGATCGAGGTCACTGGCGCTGCTGCAACCAACATTCGCTGGGTGGCTACAGTAAACACCAGCGAAGTAACCTACTAAGGAGGCCAAAATGGCTATCGAACTAAACCTTGAAACCAGCCAGTATGGCACTCCCTTCGCTGGCGCTTACTTCCGCATCGTCACTGCGGCTGTCTCTCGGATGCGCGAGGGTGGCCTCAAGTTCACGGTGATGATTGACGTTGCTGGCTATGCCACGGCCACGCCCGGTGACGACACCCGCGAGGTGGACTTCCGCCGCTACCATGCTGACTTGACCGAGGTTGAGGCTGCGGCTGGCGCTGAGTTCCTCGACAAGTGCTATGCTTGGGTCATGGCGCAGGAAGATATGAACGGGAGCATTGCGGTCTAATGAGCATTGTCATCGACTACACCAAGGGTTTCTTTGAACCGTCACCTGCTGGTGAGACAGTCGGTGACATTGCATCCAGCACGCTTGATCTGTCTTCTGGCAACGTGTTCTCGGACGCACCCTCTGCCAACGTGACCTATGTGTTCAACAACCCACCTGCCACCGGCACAGCCTATGGCTTCACGCTCAAGGTGACGCCCTCTGCGACTGTGACTGTGACTTGGCCTGCTTCGGTTGACTGGGCTGGCGGCACGGCCCCTGACGCCCCTGCCAGCGGCGAGACGGATGTGTATGCGTTCTACACGCAGGATGGCGGCACCACCTACTACGGCTTCCAAGCCGGGGATGCGATGGCATGACGATTGCGCGGCTCATGCAGCAAGCGGCGGCTGGTGTGCCAACTGGCGGTGGGGTTGTCTGGACCGACCCTGACTTAGCTAATGCTTCGTATGATAGTGTTAGCTTTAGCGTGGCTGGGCAGGAGACTAATCCCTCAGACTTGTTCTTTAAACCTGATGGAACCAAGGTGTATCTCCTTGGTGCCTCTGGCGATGATGTAAATGAATACAGCCTAAGCACTGCTTGGGATGTCAGCACTGCCTCTTATGTTCAAAATTTTAGTGTTGCTGCTCAGGACACCCTTCCAAGGGGTCTGTTCTTTAAACCAGATGGCACTAAAATGTATGTTCTTGGGTTCCTTGGGCAGGATATAAATGAATACGATTTAAGCACTGCGTGGGATGTTTCCACAGCATCCTTTCTTCAACTCTTTAGCGTTGCTACAGAAGAAACCGGACCTACCGGTTTATCTTTTAAGCCTGACGGCACTAAGGTGTATGTTCTCGGAAATTCTGGAGATGATGTAAACGAATATGACCTTAGCACATCTTGGGATATTTCGACAGCATCCTACCTCCAAAATTTTAGCGTTGCTTCTCAAGAACTAGACCCACAGGGTATTTTTTTAAGCCCTGAAGGCACAAAAGTTTATGTTACTGGCTCTAGCGGAGACGACATAAACGAATATACCCTTAGCACAGCTTGGGATATTTCATCTGCTTCTTATGTCCAAAACTTTAGTGTTTCCGCTCAGGAAAACTTTCCTCAAGCAGTATTCTTTAAGTCAGACGGCTCAAAGATGTATGTAGTTGGCTCTGGCTCAGACACCATCTACCAATACTCAACCGCATAGGAGCGACCATGCTGCTAGTCAAAACCGCAAACGGACAGGTAGAGCAATTCCCTTACACGCTCGGAGACCTTCGCCGTGATAACCCGCAGACCAGCTTCCCCAAGAAGATCGGTGATGCAATCCTCGCCAGCTACGGCATCTTCCATGTGATGCCTGACCCGCAGCCTGAGCATGACCCTCTGGTGCAGACTGTCGTGCGTGATCCTATGCCGCACAACAACGAGACAGCGGTTGACGATGAGACTGGTGAAACCTACGAAACAGGCCGCTGGGTGATTGGCTTTACTGTCGCCAACAAGCCGCAGGACGAGGCTGAAGAGGCTGTCAGAAACCAACGCAACCGCCTGCTGTCAGAGACCGACTGGATGGCCCTGAGCGACAACACCATGACGCCTGAGTGGGCTACCTACAGACAGGCACTTCGTGATATAACTGGACAAACAGGTTTCCCGTATTCGGTGAACTGGCCCACTAAACCGGAGTAACCAATGCTTGGCTTCAACCCTCTAGCTTCTGCGCCCCTCGCGGATGATGGGGGTGTGGCCGCAACGCCGGTAACGCTAGATGTCCCAGCTGCGGATATAGCGCTGGCCGCATTGGCTCCCGCTGTCTCTGCTGGCGCATCGGTCAGCGTCCCTGCTGCTGATACGAGCATTGCGGCCAATACGCCTGTTATCAACACGGGCGTCAGCCTTGCAATTCCTACAGCCGATATTGCGATTGCAGGGTTAATCCCATTCGTCAGTATCACAACGCAGGTTTTCGTTCCTGCCGCAGACGTAAACCTAGCGGGGCTATCACCGGAAATCCTTACCGGTGTGACGCTGGAGATTCCGGCGGCCAACACCGCACTCGTCGCACTCGCACCGCAAACGCAAACAGGTGTCAGCCGCGTTGTTCCTGCAATTGACTTTAACATCAGCGCACTGGCACCCGACGTAAACACAGGCGTTTCCATCCAGTCGCCCGCAGCGAATATCAATGCTGCACCGCTCGCTCCAGTTATCAACACTGCCGCATCTGTTTCGGTTCCGGCAGCAAATATCAATGCCGCACCTCTTGCGCCGCAGATCAATACTAGCGTTTCCGTTTCTGTTCCCGCCTCAGACATAACGCTGTCCTTACAAACGCCGGACATCAGGACTGGCGCATCTGTTGCTGTTCCAACCGCATCCATTATCACTGCACCCATTGAGCCGAAAATATCAACGGGTTATCGCGCTATTGCACCGGCAGCGATTATTGCTATTGGCGCAAGCGCGCCAAAGATTCTAGTTTTTAAAGGTCGAAGCGTGCATATCAGCGCAAATTCTGCTAATGTTGCGGAAACTGCGGCGTCAAAAAATGATGCTGCAATAATTGCGTCACAAAACAACGCGACATTTGCGCAACTGAAGAATGAGGCGGCTTGATGGCATTTACGATTAAGCAAGGCGATACATCACCAGCCATCTTGGCCACGCTTGAGGATGCAGATGGCAATGCGGTTGATATAACTGGCGCAAGTGTTCGCCTGCACTTGCGTTCTTATGGGTCTGCTCAAACATATCTTGATGTTGCAGCCACGATTGTCACACCAGCCAGCGGATTGGTTCGTTATCAGTGGTCAGAGGGCGATACAGATACGCCTGGCGTTTATGAGGCAGAATTTGAGGTGACTTATGATGGTGGTGCAGTTGAGACTTTTCCAAATGCGAATTATCGCATCATTGAGATCGTCAGACAGATTGCATAAGGCTTGAGAGAATGGAAGTCCTTGACCTGATCATGAAGTGGATCATCGCTCCGGTGGCTGCGTTTGTCTGGGTTCTCCACAACCGGGTCAACCGAAACAGCACCGACATTGAAGTCATCAAGGCAACCAATGCGGCGAACAAGGAAGCCTATGATCGGGAGTTCAAGGAGATGCGCGAGAACTTCAAGCGCGTATTTGAGAAGCTGGACACCATCGAAGCGGCGTTGAGAAAATGAGACACTATTCCAAGCGCAGCCTTGCTAATCTTCATGGCATTCATCCTGACCTGCGCCGGGTAATTGACCGCGCACTTCAGGATAGCCCGCTTGACTTCGCTGTGATTGAGGGGCTGCGGACTAAGGAAAGGCAGGCTCAGTTGGTGGCAAACGGTGCGTCGAAGACGATGAACAGTCGCCATCTGACTGGTCACGCTGTCGATTTGTTGCCGCTCAATCCCAAAACTGGAAAGGGTGAGTTTGCTTGGCCTCTCTATGATCAGCTTGGCCCTGCAGTGAAGGAAGCAGCCCGTAAGGAGGGCGTTCCAATTATCTGGGGTGGTGATTGGACGAGCTTCAAGGATGGTCCGCATTTCGAGCTGGATCGCCGCGTATATAACGAGGATGACTGGACTTCCTCTCAGCAACCCGCTCAGGAGCGCCAGAGCGCCACGCAGAGCCGCACTGTGCAGGCGTCTGCCATGCAGATAGCCTCTGGTGCTGGCGGGGCTGTAGCTGCCGTTGGGGCGCTTGATGGGACAGCGCAGCTTGTGGCGATTGCCGGGTGTCTGCTGATCGTGGCGCTTGCTGTCTGGATTATGCGGGAGCGGCTCAAGGCATGGGCTGACGGGTGGCGGTAAATGCTGGGTCGCATTCAACTCTACGCCGCTGCCGCTGGCGCATTTATTCTGGGCCTGCTTGGCATCTACTGGCGCGGAAGGTCCGCCGGGGCAGAAGCCGAGCGTGATCGGCAGGTTCGTCGCCGGATCGAAGCGATGCAGACAGCAAAGGATGTGAGGGACGATGTGGAAGGCGATGATGATCTTGCCACTCGCGCTCAACGCTGGGTGCGTGACAACGACAAATAGCTACTGCGATATAGCCTCGCCGCTATATTTTGATGACAGCCGCACTGTCATCTGGCTTTCCGAAAACGACAATAACCTTCTGGCGGAAATCATCATCGCCAACGAAACATGGGCTTCGCTTTGCAAGACTGATCGAAACTAACCGAAGGGGGTAAAACATGATCATGCGCATAGCGGCCTTAGCCGCATGTCTCGCCGCTCCAGCCTGGGCTTGGACCGTCGAAGACATGAACAAGACCATCAACAGCGCCAACTTTATCGTCGGGCGCGGATGCAGCGGCACTCTGATCTCGCTGGAGCATCGGCTTATCCTGACCAATCATCACTGCATCGGTGATGCGGTCATCAAGCGGCGCAAAGAAGTGGTCGAGGATGACGGCACGGTAGTCCAGAAGCAGGTTGAGGAACTGCGCGACATGGATGTGTCGCAGCGGATGTATGAGGACTACCGCCTTGTCGGTGAGGCCAGATACAAGGCCCAGCTTGTTGCGCGGTGGCAGGAAAGCGATCTGGCCCTGCTGCAAGTGCGAGCCGATCTGCTCAATAGCATCGCCGCCACGGTATTTGCCGGGGATGTGGTGCAGCGCGGCGAGGAGGTGACCGTTGTTGGCAATCCTTTGGGCCTCGATGCCACGGTCACGCGCGGTGTGATCTCGTCAACCAATCGCATGTTTCGTGTTAGCTGGGCCGAGGCCGAGGTGCCATTCATCCAGATCGACGCAGGCATAACAGGCGGCAACAGCGGCGGATCGTTGTTCAACGCAAGCGGCGAACTGATTGGCGTTCCGGCGGCGGGCGTTCCGGGCAACGGGCATCTCGGCTTGGCCATTCCGTTCTTTCAGGTCAGGCAGTTTCTGGACGACAACTGCTGGTCCGAAGTCTGGGACGAACATGCTGAAAGCCATGAGGTCTGCATGGCTTCAAAAGACGAAGACGAGTAAGATCAATGACCCCAGAGCAGCGGGAAGCTCTTGAGGCCATGAAAAAGCATGGTAGCCAAAGACTGGCTGCCGATGCACTTGGTATTTCGCGTAGCTCTCTACGCAGCAGGCTAGAACGTGCGAAATTATATGAACAAACCGATCCAGCGGTAAAAGAGGCAATGATTGAAGCTGGAATGCAGGATATTGGCATTTTGCATTCCGGCTGGGTTAAGACTGAAGGTGCTAGTTTATATTTTCAGCAGCCAAAGCAACAAGCACAGCCGGAAGATGTTGCAGAGCGTATAAGAGAGGCTCTTATAGACATCGACCCTATTCTGGCGGTGCAGATGCCAGAAGACACAATAGCCGATCTGTTGACGCTATATCCAATGCCAGATGCCCATATTGGGCAGTTATCTTGGGGACAGGAAACCGGAGAAAGTTATGACCTGAAAATTTCCTCAGAAAGAATACGGTCAGGAATTTCTAAGGCAATGTCATCAACTCCGGCATCGGAGCAAGCCGTGGCTGTCGCTATGGGCGACTGGCTGCATGTAAACGATCAGACGAATCAGACCTATCATAGTCGCCATCAATTGGATGCAGATGGACGGTTCCACAAAATTCTAGACGTTGGAATTGGTCTATTGGCCGCCACAGCCGAAGCATTATTGGCAAAGCATAAAACAGTCACGCTTGTTGTGCAGCGCGGCAACCATGATGAGACGGCCTATCTGGCGGTCTT